ACGACCGTTCAACGTGTAGCCAGAAAACGTCACCGCATGATTGGAGTAGTAGTGAATTGCCGCCGGTCTACCCGTACGACTACACCACGCCAAAAACTCGACATCGCCGTTGAACGTCGCCGCATACTCAACGCCGTACCGTTTGCAAATCGCCGCCAAATCCAACGCACTTGCACCGCCGCCATGCCGCTTCCGCCAATCCGCCGCAAGGTCGTGATAGCCCAAATATCGCAGCACAGTCTGGATGCTCGCGTGATTGCACGAACCTCCAGAGTAATTCGCCTGCCGATACTCAACAGGAACATCGGCAAACGGCACGTCACGGTAGGGACACTCGGCACCAGAACAGTCCGGCTGAATCCGATGATCCGGCTTGTCGCTTGCCATGTCCATTTGCACCTCGACATCGCAACCACAGCACACCAACAGCAACAGCACAAACAGTCTCATTTCGTCACCTCCAACGTCCCCACATATTGCAACATGGCCGAACGCGCCAAATCGCCCGGCTCGGTAAACTGGTCCGCCAGATTCGGCACCAGATCGACGCCCGCCGATCGGTACGCCGTCGATATGGACATCGAACAGTACGGCGCCAAGTCATCCCGCTCCTGTTTCCACTTCACAGGCAGTACCAAACGCAGCACAGGCATCCTCAGCAACGACGCCCGAAACAGGGCCCACCATCCGTACTCCCGCCCTTCCAACCGCCACATGTACGCTGCTGCTTGTCTCGTACCCATTGCCGCAGAACCTACCGGACGGTACACGTCGATTGGTGTCTCGTTGCGCGCTACCTCGCCACGGAGGCTAAGTACACGCGCGCCGATCCACTGCCGCGTTTCCAAAACAACCGGCGACTCGCCTATCCAATCGACCATCGCAGCGTGCGAATACGGCGACCGACCGATCCCAGCAATCAGCCACGACATGATCGACCGCCCGCGCAGATACAGCAGGACATCGCCCGTTTTGACCTGGTCTGGAGTCATACGTCACCTCGGATATTATTCCGCACCGCTCGAACTCGAACTGCTACTTGAGCTACTGCTCGAACTTGAGCTAGAAGAACTACTCGACGATTCAGCCTCATCGCCGCTCGAACTCGACGTAACATTGAGCAGGTCCAAAAACTCCGGACCTTCGTTGACGCCGAACATCGCCGTCGCCGCCGTACGCAACTGCGCGCTCGGACTCGTAATCCCGCCCCCGGAGAGCCCTGCAATCAGTTCCTTCGCCACCTGCGGAACCCACAAGGCCCACAGGTCCGTACGCAACTGAATGCTGCACGAACCGACGAACAGCCCGCTATCGAGCTTCGCCATGATCTCCTTGGCACCCGTCGGTGAAAATACGTTCTTCAGGGCGCGCCGTAACGCTAGGCTTGTCGCCATTGTCTCTTCTCCTACACAAATGATCGCTGGAAACTAACGTTCACGCTGCCCGCCGCGTCGCCAACCATCTTGAACGCACGGCAACCGCCCAGTGCATCGGGCAACTGATACGCTCGTCCCGCCTCGACCGACAGAACGACCATGCCGGACGTGATCTCAATGCCGTCATCGCCGGAACTCGAACTGGATGAACTCGTCGTACCTTCCGTCGAGTCCGCCAATGCCAGATACGTTCCGCCCGCATACGGGGCCACAAAGAACGCCAGTCGCGTCAGGCTACTCCCCGCCGGAATGAACACCATGCCTTTGCGATAGTCACGAAACTGAACCTCTCCAGTCGTGCTCAGAATCGCGGTAACTGCTACTGTCTCATTCATGCTTCAACTCCGTGTCTGCGGCCCGCGCGCATCGGTCCTTGTGATACTGCGCGACTCGCTTCAAGTGCCCCCTCGCATTGTCGTTCGGGATGAACGCCTTCGGGTCGCCTGCGTAATCAGCAAGCGTCGGCTGGTATTGCTTCGGATGCACGCCAAGCCGCTTCGCCGTCTTCACGACCGCCTTGCTGTGAATGTTGTCCTGCTCGAAGGAAAAGTCCTCCTTCGCCCCGTTTACCGCAGCCAGCAGGGTCGCATCCGTGCGAATTGGCGGGGTCTGCCTCAAAGCCAACATCTCGGCAATGTTGTGGCTCTGCCCCCGCTTGCGCATCCGCTCGTAAGCCTGCTGGAGTGTCGGGTGTTCGCTGATCGTCGGGTACATCACTTCTTCTCTCCCTTGCCCTTGCCCAAAACGCGCTTGAGTTTGGCTTCCGCTTCCATGAGCTTCATGTCGATCTCATGCTTCTCTTGCGTCTGGACAAGCTCCTGGATATGTCGCTCGGTATTCTGGATCAAGTTCTGCTCGGCACTCACCGTGTCGCTCACGATGTCCTGCTGCTTCTCAGCGGCCTTCAACTCCATCTCCGCCTGCTTCGCTGCAATCTCGACTTCCGCCTTCTGCGCCTCGATCTGCGCCTTCTGCTGCTCCGCCTGCACCTTTTGCATGGCCGCCTCGTCCTGTTCCGGAGCGGGAGGCTGGAAGCGAATGGCCTTCAGGTCGATCTGCAAGGCGTCACCCAGCTTGGCGTTCAGTGCGTTCAACGGCTCGGCATCCCCACGCTCCCATGCACTCACCGCCTGCTGCGAGAGTACCGGATAAATCTCACGCACGTTCGCGGCATCCCGGTCCCTATTAGGTTTCCTTGCGCTGCCAGACTCGATCCTGCACAGGACTTCCCGGTAGACGTGCGATGGATCGGCGTTCAGGAATCGGTTCCGCCACAGTTGCGCACCAATCGTGCCAAGGAACGGCTGAACCGATTCGGGCTGAATCTTGTTCTCGTAGGCACACAGCAACTCCATACGCGACAGGTTCGACATCCAGTCTTCTACCCGATGCACCATGTAGTCCGGCCGTACGGACAGGTTCTTGCTGCGTTCTTCAACGTCTCTGGCGCTGCGCGGGGTCGAGTCGCCGCCCACCGCGTACAGAATGTCGCTCATACCCGTGGCCTTATCGAGCAGCCTGAATAACTGCTCCACGATCCGCCACATGTCGAAGCTGACTTCCGGCTGCTCCAGAAACTTCACGCACTTGTCCAGGTCCGCATTGATCTCGGATACCTCGACAATCGCCAAGTCCTGCCCGTTCTCGAACGTCTCGCGCAACTCCTTCACGGCGCGTTTGAGCATGGCAATGAACGTGCGACTCGACTGCCACGAACGCTGCACAAGGTGCGACATGATGATGTTCAGCGCCACGAGAATCCCCAACGCCGGCCGCATCGGACTCATCGGCCACGGGCTCGCGTCCTTGTCGATGTTCCGGTAGAACGTCAGGAAGCCCACCGGCCATCGACGATCCTTCCAGTAGGGCACCGGCCACGCGAACATCTTGGCAACTTCGTCAACCGTCGCCTTCTCAAACCGCGCATCCGGCGCATTGAGCGGGAACGGAACCCCCTGTGCCACAACGATCCGAGCAAAGTCGCCAACAGCCTCGTGCAACGCATGTTGCATTGGCTGCGTCTGTCCGGACAGCCTCGTGCCGCAACCAGCCGTCGAGTAGATTTCCCAGTACGTAATGTTGTCGTACGTCGTCCCTCTCGCCACCTGGTCGTAATGGTCCTCGCGGCTCTGCACCGCACCCATCGCTTCGCCCGACTGGCTACTGCCGGCCTTGTTCTTCAACGCGCCATAGGGCAGCTTGAACCGTCGCTCGGCAATGAAGTGCGGCTCCGTCGTTTCCAACGCAATCCACGTCGCTTCGCCGAAGTTCAGACTGGACGCATCCGGGTCAACCAACAGCTTCCGGTTGTTCTTGTAGAAGCACCCCGTCAGCCGAATGTCACTGCCAGGAACCGTATAGACTTGCGGCTGCAACATCCCCAGACCAGTCACCATCGCCTCGGTAATGGCGACTTCAGCCGCTTCTTGTAACCCACCATCAGGCTGTTCGCCCGGAGTGAAGTTCAGGTACGTCTCGGCCACCTTACAGAGCGCGTCCCTGTTCAGCCGCTCCAGCCGATCCACCACACCCAACTGACTCAGATGCTCCTGAATGCCCTCGTACTGAATAATGACGTTCTCTGCCTCGTGCGGAAGCGGAGCGCCAGTCTGCTCCGCTTCCGCCTGCATCTGCTGAACGGCCTGATACTGCTCCGACAGACTCACCAGGTCGATGCCCATATCCGCAGCCACCAACTCGGGCGGATACTCGGGAACCTTGTGCGGCGTTACGCGCCGGTCGGGGTTTCGTGCATAGAGCAGTGGTCCGATCAGGGCGACAAACTCGAACGGCTTGTTCAAGGTGATCTTGAACTTCGGATCGAAGTTGCCCTTCGTGTACCGCTGCTGAAACTCCTTCGAGTACATGAACCCCAGCGCGCCCGAATAGAACGCCATGCACTGGTCCGCGTAGTCGTCAAACTCCTTCTTGCGCACCTCTCGCGCAATCTCAAGTTTGTTCAACCACGCGGCCGTCATCGGACGCAGTAGGGATTCTTGCTCTTCCATCAGTTGGCCTTCGTCTCAGTCTTCGGCTTGACCTTCGGTTCCGGCTTCTTCGTCGGGCGGTCGATCTCCAGGTAATCCCACACGCCGTTCTTCCGGGCGTCCGGCATGTACTCGAAAAACGAATCGTCCGCATGACGCACCGACTTGATCGGCAGCATGGACCTTCCTCCCGCAACTACCAGCAGGTCCAGAATGCCACGATCCATCGGGTCGATCTTCGTTACAATCGCCGTGTTCTCGTTGTCGCTCGTCGAGCCGGTCTTGTAGAATCGCACCATCCGAAACTCGGGGTTGGCCGTGCGATACTGACCGTCAATCGGTTTCACTACTGGTTTTACTAACTCACTCATACTGTCGCTCCAATCGTCGGGGCGGCCCCTGGTCCCAGCCAAAACGAGGAAGAGGCACCGGGCCGTTTATTGCGCCCTTCCATTTTCTCCAGCACCTTCAGCACCGGGTCCACGTAAGGCGCATGACGCGGCGCTACCCACGCCTCTTCCACCGCAAACAGCGGATTCAGATACGCCATGAGATACCCGTTGCAGTCCATCGTGTGATTGTCTTTCTTCACCACGTCATCCGTGTCATCCCGCCCAATACGGCACTTGTAGTTGGCGAACTCACGCTGCATGGCGTAGGTGTCTTCCTGCACCAACCGGAATCGCGGACGGCCATTGATCGTCGAAGCCAGCCATTCGCGCACGATCATGTTTCTGGCTGACACATTGTCCGAGCCTGGAATGAACGCGTAGCCCGTCGTGTCGCTTTCGAGCTTCGCTTGCTCAAACGCCTCCGAGAACACGTCCGCTACCCGCTCGCCGCGTCCCATCGTGTGCGTACGGCCCGCGTGCGCGTCCATGATGAACGCCTGCCACGGAACATCGGGGAACTCGCCCTTGATGTCCTGCGCAACCATGTGGTGGTCTACCCGCGACCAATACCACGCTCGGCGAATCACGACGCACTTGCCGAGATTCGGAGGCGGAACCATCGCAAACACAGCGGCGATATGCTCGAAACCCGGGTCCAGGGCCAGGTAGTACGTCCAGCCGTCCGGAAGCATATTCGGCGCGTCCCTGACAGCACGCTCGATCGGATCGGGGTCGCCCTTCGTTACCAGCCCGTGCGTCTCGATGTCGAAGAACGGGAAGACTCGCTGCAACCCATCCGCAAACAACCCCTGGTCGCGGGCCAACAGCGTCGCTTCACCGGCAGCCGCCCACGTCGCAAGGATCTTCCGCTTCGCTTCGTCCGGTATGTACGGATTGTCCGAGAACCGTAACGTCCAGCATTCCACATCTGGATTCGGCTGGCCCGCCTGTTCCTCTGCTTGCTTTACCAGCAGACGCAAAGCCTCGTTGCTGTCCTTAGGCCACGAACTCCAAATCAGCCGCCCCTCGTTGTCCGCAAGCCGAGCCTGCCACTCTTGAACGTGACTGGGAATCTGAATGTCTTCGTCAATCCAAACAATATCAACTGCTTCACCGACGCCCGCCTCGCCACCGCTGGGGAAGAAAAAGATTCTGGTTCCGTTCTTCAACTCGATCACGCTCGGAACCTGCTCGCCCTTGCTCTCCCAAGCAATATGGGCTATTGCCCGTTGCGGAATCAGCGGCTCACTACGCCTTGTCAGCCGCTTCTTGCCAGCCTCATCCGCCTCCCACGGCTTCCACGGACGCCATTCACCAGTTGTCTTGTCCTTGATGATCCGGTATAGGCCAGGCTCGCACAGTTTGCGGTACATGCGGGCAAGGTGTTTTTGATCATAGCCTACGCACCATACCACCAACGGCCCCGCCGGGTAGTTCAACGGTAGCGTTTCGCCTTCCCACGTTACAATCGGCTGATGCAGCACGGCAGAAGCCAGTTCTGCAACCGCAGCAACCGTTTTGCCGCTTCGGTTTCCGCCGCGGATTACCCTTTGAAATGCCTTAGAACGATGGAACGGAATCTGCGACGGGCGGGGCCGGAACGTCGATAGCCCCTCCTTTTTGCGCTGGGCCATCTCCTTAGCCAGCGCATCCAGGCGATTCCTCGACGAAATGGTGTCAGCTATCGGCACGGATTTCCTCCAATAACTCAGGGGAATGCTCGTACACCAACCGCAGAATGTCGCGGAACTGGTCCCTGTCCGCAGTCATCGCCTCCATCGACAGAACCTTGACCTCGGCGATGATCTCTTCTTCCGTCAATCCCTCCACGTCCGGCGCACTCTGCCGGTGCTCCGTCGAGGCGTTAATCATGTTGGCAATCGCCTTGAAGTGATCCAGCACCCTGGCGCTTCCGGGCGTGTCTTCAATCGCAGCCTTAAGCTGCTTGACGTGCAATTCCGCCATCGCATCCAGCCCGCCTAACTTCTTCACCAGCGTAGCCACATACTCCGAGATGTGCGGGGCGTCAATCTTCCTGCCAGACCGCTCGGCAACCATGCCGCGCACAGCGCGCGTACACATCAGTTGCCGCATCTCCTCGTATCGCTTGTTCGCTTCCTCTTGCGTCAGAAGCTCATTGCACGACTTGCAACAATTAGAGCCTGGGGTGAAGTCCTCGACCGACAGAAGACGGTTGCAGCGGGCGCATACTCTCTCGTCTGGCTGTACGAGATACGTGTCGTCGCTCATCGCTGCACCCTAGAAAGGGATCAGATATTCGTTGCAATACTGCGACGGGGCCGACCACCGACCCCGCCGCAGCCCCGATTGCCGCCGGCGGGCAGCGACTTCCGTTAGTCGATCGTCACGTCGATCCCCCGAAGCGAGGAATCGTTGGCCATGGGAGCACACGCCTGCGTGGCGATACCGACTTGGTTCTTCGCCAGTTCCAACATGGTCTCCATGTCGTACTGGTCTCCACTCGAACTCCCCTCGTCAAACGCAACCAGCGTTCCGGGCGTGGCGCTCGCATAAAGCGCATCGCCAACCGCAATGGTCGCCGACGTGGTATGGGTAAGGTGCCGAGACGGACCCTTTCGGATCAGCAGGAACAGGTCGCCATCGCGAACGCTGGCTTCCTCAAGCTGATCGTCCACAATCCCTGCCGGTTCCTCGTACAGGCCCGGCTCATCGTCAACTCGCCGGCCTCGATAGCCGGTCTCCCACTTCACGACATGTCCGCGATAGAGCTCGCCGCCGCTCGTATTGCGTGCAATAACGCCGCTGACGTACTGGTTCTTGATTACGTCGCCGTTGCTATCCAGAGCAGGAAGCCGGAACGGCTGCCCCTCCAGATGCACCGCAGCGTAATCGCTGGTGTCGATGGTTCCGCTCGCGCCGTGAAACGTAGTGCCGCGCGGAATAGGACAGGTATTTGCCATTGTGAGATTCCTCCCCTCGCTTAGGCGTAGTTGTAGATTTTCGCGCAGAACTTGGGCACGAACCGGTAGTCACCGAGATTCCACGCCATCCACTTGTACATGTGCGTGTCCTCGTCGTACCGAATCGGCTCCGGCATGACCAACTTCTTGCTCAGCATGAGCAGCTTCACGGCGTCTACGTCGAACATGTAGGCCGTATCCGCGGGAATGCCGTACCCAGTGTGGATCAGCACACCCTCATAATTAAACGTGTCGTGGAATCCGTACCGCTCGCCCTCAGCGTGCGGAGGAAGCGTGCGGGACTTCGCTTCCCAGTATTGGTTCCACTCACTCATCAGGTTCGAGGCCATCAGGCACACCAGTTGCCCTTCAGCAGCGTGCGTATGCCGCAGCCACATGGCCGTACGGGACACACATCGAGGGCCGTTGTCCGACCAGCCCGTCTGCGAAGTACCCCAGCCCGAACTCGACCAGTTCGGGTACAGCGGCGACCAGAAATGGTAGTCGCAGTTCCCCGTCCCTTCCGGGTAGTCCGTGCCAAGCGTGGCGTTCGGACTGGTGGTCAGGTCACTCGACCACGATCCACCCTGGGCCAGCGCCGTACTGATGCCGTGGTAGGTCGTGTTCGGCGTGGCGATGATGTTCGCGGCCGAGGCGTTGGCGGCGGTGCCGAACACCGTCTCGATACCGTTGAACATGTTCTCGTTGCCGGACGTGGAACCGTTCACGACGAACGACTTCCACACGTTGTCCCGCATCGACTTGATGAGCTTCGGAAGAATCCGGGCGTACCGATCCACCAGTTCCCCGGCAGAGCCCTTCATCATCTCCTTCTCGACGCGGTGCATGGCGTCCGACTCCTGCATACCACGCCACGTCTGGGTCGCCTTCTGAATCGACGTGAACGGGGTATAGGTCGTTTCGGAGCCATAGCCGAACTCGCTCGGCTCCTGCTCCCGCCAATCCACCGGATACTTCTTTTCGTAGGAGCCATCGACTCCGTACTGAATCCTGCCGCGCGATTCCAGCATCCGGGCGACAAGATACTTCACCTTCGTCAGGTCAAGCAGTCTCTTCTCGGCCAGTTCTACTGCCCGATCAACAATCCCAATCCACGCTTCAGCCATCGCGTCACCTCGTTTTTATGGCTACAGTTTGATACCGTGCGCCTCTGCCAGCCTGCGCGCATCGCTACGGAATGCGCTCTCCGCATCGGGGTACTGGTCCGCAGGTGCGGACTCGTCAAGGGGCCGACGCTCGGGGTGACGCTCAGCCTCAGATACCGTGTCAAGAAACCGCTGCGATCCAGGATTCGGAACAGTCGGTGTCGTGGTCGAAGTTTGCGGCGCAGCCTGCTGGGCCTTGGGAACCCGCAGCATGGCGAGCTCCGCAGCTTCCTTCACAGAAAGCGGCTTGCCATCCGGTCCCTTCAGACCACGCGCCCAGTTGTACGCCTGAAACACCTGACTGCCATACTTCGTCAGCACAGCCTGCCCATCCCGGCCGTACACAACGTTTCCGCTGCCGTCCAGGGCGTACAAGTCCTTCATGTTCTCGCGCAGCCACGCCTGTTCCTCAGCCTTCTGGACCTCTTCCGCGCGGCTGTTCTCCCAGGCTTCCCGCTCCCGCTTCACAGCCTCCTGGATTTGCTCCTGGATCGATTGCACCTTCTGGTGCAAGATGGGCTCGACGGCCCGGACGATAAGATCCTGAGGGTTCTGGATGAACTTCTGAATCGTCTCGGCCTGGAACTGCCGATACCTGTTCAGCTTCGCGCGGGCCGTTCCGAGAGGATCGTCCTGCTCCGAAAGGTTCTCCCAGGCAGGGTCGTATTCCGGCGTCTCCCACGAGAACTGCGGCCTGTCCTCATCGGCCGGCTGCTCCGGGGCCTTCTTCGCAGCCTCTTGCTCGGCCAGCCACTTCTCGAAGTCGCCCAACCTGTCCGCATAGGGGGCCACCTTCCGGCCAAGCTGGGCCAACGGCTGCATCTTGCCGTACTCGTTGGCGATATAGAACAGGTCGCGGCCAAGCTCCTGATCGTCCTTGTAGGCCGCCAAGTCCTCGTCGCCGTAGCCCATCTCTTTCGCCAGAGCCCGAAGGCTGGCGGCACTCGGCTGAACATCGGCTGTCGGCTGCGCCTCTACAGCTTGCGGTGCTTCCACCGGCTGCGGAGTTTCCGTACCTGCGTCCTGGTTCAGTTCAGCCATTGCCGCCTTGATTTCTTCTTGCATAACGTCGCTCGCTCTTTCGGGGAAAACGAATGTGGTCCGTTACCCCAAACTAGGAGCGGCACGAGATATTTGGGCTATATTTCGTATGTTTGCGTACGGAACCTTGTCGTTTCGTATCGCATCGCCTATACTTGAGAGAAGAAAGGCAATGGAGGGCCTATGTGCGAGCAGGACACAATCAAGCGCCTGACGGCCGAAACACTCGTCCGGCTGTCAGATGACAATGATCTGCCCACCAAGCCCAACAGACGGCAACTGCACGACTGGCGCACGAAAGGTGTCATTATCGAAGAGCGGCACCTGCCAGTCCTTCTAGAGTGCATTCGGATCGGCGGCCGGTACTACACCTCACAGGAGGCATTTGTACGCTTTCTTCGCGCCACCAACATGTAGCGCCGGCATGACAACTTACGCTCGATGCTCTGCTGAACAGCAGCGCATCCTCTACCGCCAAATGAAGGCCGGCTCGCAAGAAGCCGCCTCGCAACTTGGCGAGTCTGTAATGCCCTGGGCCATTGCCGTAGCCAGACGGATAGGCCAGCAGTATAGGCTAGACGACGATGACATCCTCTCCGCAGCAGGATACGCCGTCGCCAACTGGCTCCATCACTGGAAGCCGAGCAAGGGCAGCGCAACAACACTCCTGTACTGGTGGGTGCGCCAGGCCATCACCCACACGGTAAGCAAAGCAGGCCCCATTCCGCACCCCTACAAACCCGTCGCCCCCATCCCGACCGTTATCAATTTCGACAGCGAAGACACGCAACGCGCCGATGCCGAAGACACGCAACCGACCGACGCCGAAGACGCGGGCCCCACCGGCATTGATGCCGCAATTCAGCACGAACGAGAAGAAGCCATCCGACGCGCCGTCAGAACCCTACCCCCCAGACTGCAAACCATTATCCACTTCCGCTTCTTCTCCCAACCAAAACCCACCCTTGCACAACTCGGACTGCGACTCGGAATCAGCCGGCAATGCGTCCAACAACTCGAACTGCGAGCCCTCACAAAGCTTGAACAGCAACTCGCCAACCTCTGAAAGGAACCCTATGTCCAACACGTACATTTTCAGCATCCACACATGCTCTCACGATATCGTCGAGGTGCCAGGAACCGACATGTCCGTCGAGCAGGGGCTACTCACCATCTCCTACGATGGCACCTGCGTTGCACACTTCGCTCCAGGGGAATGGCGACACGCCAGACGCTTTGAGCGGGACGCTAGCCCAACGAGACAGCAGAGCTAGAGCAGCCATGAAGCACTTCGACCTTGGCAAGAACACGACAGACACCCGCAATGCGGTATTCGTCAGCACGGACGTAATCGAGAGTCTGCGAAAAGTATTGTCCAATGCCCACGACGAATCTCTGACATGTCTGGGCGTTCGCATTTTCTGCGACCCGCTCCTGCCACGCTGCAGTATCATTACGTTCGACCGTAGATTAGCCAAGGCTCTTCGGGAAAGCTTCGGTAAAAACATCATGTGGTGCTGAAATGAGAAAGTCCTGCGAGAACTGCGTCTACTTGGACCCCGAACAGTCCGTCGGCGGATGGTTCTGCAAACGAACAGGCCACCTAAACCTATTTCCCACTTTCTGCCTCGCATGGGGGAAAGCTCCAACCGTACACCAAGAACCCAAACCCGATACGGACAAGACTTGCGAGAAATGCCGCCACGCATTCCCGTCCGAATTGCACCCGGGTGAATGGCGGTGTAACTACCTCGGTGGCTTGCTCGCAACCCTAAACCCCTGCGAGAACTGGGAACCCGTGAACGACCTACCCAACATGACAAAGCCCCAACAAGCCATCGCCACCCAAGTCGGAGGCGACCACTACAAAGACTTCGCCATCCAGCCCTGCGAGTTTCTGCGGGCCAATAACGTCCCACACGCAGAGGGAGAAGTCATCTACAAGGTACTCAGACACCGACAGAAGAACGGCCGCGAAGACCTCGAAAAGGCCATCCACGCTATCCAACTCATTATCGACATAGACTACCCGGAGGGCTAAGCATGGCGACCAAAGACATCACTGACCTTCAAGTCTGCCTAGCCGTGGAAACATGCCGACTGAACAAGTTTCGGGAATGGCCCTACGACCTGCTTGCAGAACAGACAGGCCAGCACACCAAAGTCTGCTACCGCGCGATGCAACGGGCGGCCAAACGCGGATATCTTGATTACGGCGTCAGCCTGCGCACAGCATGGCTCACAAACAAAGGACTCGAACTGCTGAAAGAGAAGCCATGATACGCGACCGCGAAGAACTCTGGGCCGAATACGTCCGACAAAATCCATCATTCGCCGGCGACCAGCCCGTGACTATCATGCCCCAAAGTATCCGGAAGATGTTCGACCTCACATGGGATATCTCCGCCAAACGCGAAGCTGCCTTTCGCTCCAGGTCCGCTTCCATACCTCCGGGCTTTGATGACATCTTCCACGACATCTTCGGAGGATAACCTATGTCATTCCTGCAACAACAAATCGACAAGTGGCGAGAATGCTTCCGAGACCCGCGCCTATGGATTCCTAACCCGCAAACCGTACACAAAGACCCCAACTGGCAGCCAATCGAATCCGCACCAAAAGATGGAACCGAAATCCTGCTCTACCCCTACGCCGTCTGCAAATGGGACACAGAGGATGGAGCCTTCTTCAGAGACGATTCCGACATCTGGCCCCAACACCCCACTCACTGGATGCCACTGCCAAAACCGCCAAAGGACACACTATGAAACACTCACCATACTCCATGTCCAAACCCTACGCAGGTGAGGCAGGCGGACGAACAAGCGACAAAATGTCGTTTGTTCAAGACCAAACCCTACGCAGGTGAGGCAGGCGGTAAATGCGTCTCCATCGACTGCGTAAATCCCCACTACTACTCCGGCGTTGACTACAATACCCAAGAAGAGAAAGACGATGCCCACCGCATCCTCAATGCGCTCAATGCCACCGCCCAACTCCCCGACACCATCCTCCAAAACCTCGCCCAACACCCGGGCAGACTCTACGCTATCCTCGAAACACCCGAACCACCCAAAGGTGCAGACGAAACTTTCGCTAACTAATATGGGTGGGTGACTAAACTAGAACCATTGACTCGACGCGTATAATCTATCCCGCCGCCAACCACACACCAATCACGCCGCAGTCATTTCGTCCATCCTTTTCGACACTTATGCCATTCTGCCGGCGTTATACCAAGCAGTTTGTCCATGCGTGCCACCTGCGAGAGGGGTAGAGGGTTTTCGGTGAAATACTCTCGGAGCGGAACCTAATCTACAAAGCCGCCGGATGGGGGGCCCGCCGGGTACCTTTTCTCTACCCTGCCTAACCTGCCCAGCGTATCGCCTCCTGCCGCTGCCCTGCCGCCCATACCCTATGCACGGAGCGCGGCCGCAACCCACGGGTAGTCCCCGATCCC